AATAAATGTTGTCAAAATGATGACCTATCATACTCAAAAACTTTAAGTATTCATCATTATTTTCATCCAAGTAAACATACTCAGGAGTATTATTTATGAGAGCATCTCTATTATTTTTATCATATTCAGTTGAATCATCTAATAATTGATTTATAAAATCAGAAGAGGATGTATTAGATGTAGACTCTGTAAATTTTTTTAATGTAGAATTATATATGAATTTATTAGTATTATACAGATATGATTCATATCCATCGAAACTAGAATATATTTCATCTATTTGTTTTTTATTGTTTTCTATTTTTTTATAAACATTAAGTTTGTCATTGACCGATGAACCACTTGGATCGAAATCTATTAATTCTTGATTTTCCTCATTTAATAAAGTTATATTTTTTATTTTATTTTGGAAAATTTTAATACGTAAATTTGCTGAAGAAAATACTATAAAATTATTAAAATCGGTATAATCTACATTTAAGTTTTTGAAATTTTTTACTGTCTTAATCTTATTATTATCTTCTCTATCTATACTTAACTGATTAGAATTATAATACTTAGAACCCATAGTTCTATTCGATGGTTCATTTATATCTATAGAAAAATTAGGACGGGTAAGCTTTATAGTTGTCTTAATCGGTTCTGTCTCAAAATTAATTATTTGGAAAAATGGAGAGTAAGAATTGTTTGAAATTTCACAAAAGTCTCCAACACTGTAGTTATTTGGAATGGGATCTTTTAACTTCACCCAAAATTCATCATTTTGAATTTTTGAATTCAAAATGAAAAACAATTCGTTTTCTTTAAATTTTACTACATTTTTTAAAGGAGCTTTAAATTTTGATAAAAATTCCCTTTCAACTGTATTTATTACATTAGTCAAAAATTCAGACATAACTCCTGATGTATATCTCAGAGAATCAATATACTGTTGACGTGATTGATTTGAAACGTTTGCGTTTGGATTAAAAAACAATAATCTTTTATTACAAGCAAAATTATTAATATCAAAAAATGTTCTTCTTACATAATCAAATGTATTTATAAACTCATAATTAAATTTAAAATAGTTTAATATATAATCTTTTATTCCTAGTAATTTTATTTGTTTTTTTAAATTAGCGTCATAATAATTTTCACCATAGTAGATTGAATTTAATATTCCCATAACGCCATCATCATCTACCAGAGAGAATAAAGATTTTAGAGAATTTATTTCAGTTTTGTAGTTATTTTTTGTTTTTGAAAAAATATCTCCTATACTAAATGAATTTATGTAATATTCAAATTCGGAATATAACCTCTTACTTATAAAACTTTTATCTTCTAAAGACAAAAATTCGGTATTTAATTTAAATGTTTTATTGTCTACATTTCCTTCAAATTGTATACTAGCCCCACTATCCTTAAAATTTTTGTTATATACAAACAATGTATCAGGAACTTCTTCAGTGGTATCCAAAATAATTTGTTTTGAAGATTGTTTATATAAAATGTTTGTAACATAATCTACCCCACCATTAAATTTTCCATCTCTTATTTTACTAAATCTAACTATATTTATGTCCTGATTGGTAAAATTTAAGTTATAAACAGTTCCTGATTTTATTTTTATTTCACGTTTACCATTAAGTAATATTTGATTTCCATCAAAAGTAACCGATACGTCGTTTACTACATCCTCATCCGAAAAATTTTTTATAAATTTTATTTCTTTTCTAGAATTACTTATCTCCTTTATAATCAATGGATTTTTTTGAGAAAAAATCGGAGACGATGGTGTAATAGATAAATAAAAATTATTACTTGTTATTGATTGTGATGTGACAACATCTTCTATTGAAATCAAAAGATTTTTATCTAAATCTTGAATTAAATTTGATTTAATAGGAAAATAATAATCGGTAAATATATTATTATCAATATCCTCATATCTATAATATACTTTTAAATTGGAAGAAGATCCTGTTATTTCTCCTGACGAAATTAACTGATTTTGAGAATCATAAATTCCCACTGAAATCAAGTCCGTATCCTGTTCTCCAAAGAAATATTCTTTGGAAGAACTTAAAGATAACAATTCCGTCTCTTTAACAGATAAAAAACTTACTTGATTAATATTCTCAACAGATTGTGTAATAATACTCAACATATTAATAACTATTAAATTGTTTAAATATTTACGGTATTATTGTTGAGATTTTAAAGTATATGGAAATTCATCATTAAACTCAGAAGGATCAGTTCCTTCTCCATTTGAAATTCTCAACTGAATTATAACATCTTTTATCGCCATTTTTTGTGCATCATTTACATCTTTTTCGTCTAAAGATTGGTTTGCAACTTCCAGTTGGTTTTGTAAATCCACAACCTGATTCTCTAAATTAACAATTTTTTCATCTTGAATGTCTGATGTTGTTTGCGAAGTGGCGGCTTGATTATTAATAACAAATTCTTCAAATTCCGTCGGAAATAATTTTAATAATTTTTTATTGTCATATTCTAAACTTTTTACATTTACTTTTAAAAATTGTTGATTTAATTGAGAAGAATTAGATTTAAAAAATAAATTTCCTGCGGAATTGAAACTGTATATATAATCTAATACACCGTTTCTAAACTTTTGAATATCTTCTCCGAATTTGTTTATATCAGCCATATTATCTTACAATTTTAAATACATCACCATTATCAAATATTTGAATAGACCCATCAGAAAGTTCGGTCTTTATTAATATTCTATAATATCTCTCTTGTGGAAGTCCGGTAGTATCTAAATAAAAATAATTACCATACTCATCACAACTTAATTTTGTATAAACATCAAAATCGATGATTGATTCTTCGCTTTCATTGTCTTTTATAGAATAAAAACTAGATGTTGGTAGATATTTTGGAGTCAAATATGATGTTTGGAAAGACGTAAACTGTTTTTTTGGATTTTGTTCACGAGCAAAAACAGTAAATTTTACTTTTGATCCACTTTTATATTCTTTTTTCATTCCTTTTATTGAAATAGAAACCCCCAAGCTAGATGTTTTTGGAGATAAACTACCCGTATTAAATGTAAAATCTGACCATTGAACATCTATATACGGTGAATATATTGTATTTGTTTCTCTACTAAAAAACTTTAAATTACTAGTAGCATTTGGGTTTAATTCGTCTGAAGTTAAAATTATAAGTCCTTCATTTGGTATACACCCACATATCCAAGCTTGACACAATTTTGTTATGTCTAATTGAATATCAGATGTAGAATAGTTAAACGATTGAGTACAAATGTAACTAGCTCCAGAAATATCTGAACAAAAACTTTGTGAAGCATTATTAGACGTGCTTACAGGAGCAGAATAATACCACGTTCCGCCGCCTTTAGTAAATGATGCCGTAGAGACATAATCCAAATAATTGACTCCTGAAATATTTGCATCCATATCAATATTTGGATACCATACACTTGAGGTATCGGGATATTTTCTATATTTCCAATTTACTCCCGAGGTTCCTCCGCCGGCGGCAAAAATACCTATTCCCATATCCCAACTTTGACTTACAGGAAATGCATAAATTTTATAATCCAATGGAACCTCAGTAGATTCTATCGTTTTTAAATTTAAAATAAATTTTGGGTCAAATATATCACCGGTAGAAATAGATGCACTTATAGAACTCAAATCAAATTTTAGTATAGAACGCTTTAAAAAGGATTTATAGTTTGTTAAATATCTATTTACAGTTTCATAATAAGTTCCTGAAATATATCCTGTAAGAATTCCTGAAAAGTTTACTAAACTTCCAGTATAACCACACGCAGAACCAGTAAAAGAACCTGATAAAGTTCCTGAAACACAGGAACTTCCTGTGACCCCCACAAAACTATCTACTGTAAAAGTTAATGCCATATCTATAAGTATAAAATTTTAAGTAAAATAATAGAAATCTTCTGGAGTAGAAATATAAGTGGGATTATCGAGGTCATCTGTAACAACGTTTTCATAGTCATCTATTATAGATACCGGTTCACAAATTCCTCCTGGTTGACCAATTGATATGCAATTTATTATACCTGATACTGATCCAGAAGAACAATAAATACTTCCTGTAAAAGTTCCTGTAAAATTTATCAAATTTTCAGAAATTAATTGATTTGAAGACGTTATTAAATTTAAAATAGAATCTTCATAATTAAAATCTAATTTATTTACTGTCCCAACTTCTAAAAAATTATCTAATGCGAAATTTTTATTAAACAAGACTTCATCGTTTAATATGTAAGTATCTTTTTTACAAAAAATAAAATGATATTTATAATTAACAAGAGCCTGTATCTTCCACATACATACCACTACCAGATAAACTTCCAGATACATTACCTGAACCTGTCATTGATCCTGTAATATATCCATAAAAGTTTAATACAGATAATCCTATTCTCTCCCTAGTAGAAGATATTTCCGACGATGAAGTGTATACAAACGTTCTGGTATATCTATTTGTAGACTCAACTTCTAAAATCTCATCTCGACCAAAGTTTTTTAAAATATAATCTTGGTCATTCCAAATAAAAGAATCTGAAGAACAGTATATAAATTTATGCATTATAATACCCTTCCTTTAATATCTATGTTTGGATTTTTAACTTCAAAAATGGCAGGATCTATAGGAGGATATATTATTTTATTTTTAGTGGCCGACGGTATATCGTATTCACAAATTGAATATCCACTATCAGTAATATTGATAACTTCTAGATTTGCTACAGATTGTACACCTTCTATTTTTGCGATTTCTAATTCTAATTGATTTATATTAATAGGTTGAGAAATTTGCCACAAATCAATATTGAAAAAATTCTTAATGGTTTCTACACAATTATTTAATACTTCTTTTTTATTATAATTGGAATATGTCAGTATTGTAAAATTTATTCCAATGTTTACTATAAATGCATCTATTATGTTTACCCTATCAGATAACATTCTATATTTAGATAAATAATTTCTGAGATTATAAGATAATGCCTCATTTATAGTTTTTAATTTCTTATTATCATCATACGTTAAGACATATAAATTTACCGCGTTTGGATTTATACCATCCAAATTAATTTTTCTAAAATTTTGATTTTGTTCATCTACGATAATATTATTATTTTCATCTATTAATCCTGGAATATAAGATGTGTTGTTAGTATATAAATCGTTTTCGGTGGTAACATAAGCTTTAGCTATTCTTCCATATTCAGATGGCATACTAAAAACTCTAGCAATATAGTCATCTTTAGTAACTATTCTATCTTGAGCAGCAAAATTAGCCATAGCATTTTGTTTTATTTCAACGATAGTTTCCGGACCAGATCCACCTGTGGCTGAAATAGGATTTTCAACTCTCAAACTGGTTTTTATAGTATTTACCAACGCAATCTCAGAAGGTAAATAATCCTGCAATTCTGAAAATTCTATTTTGCTTACCTTTGTAATATCTCCCACATTTACGTTAGATTGTATTCCACCCCCAACAACATAAGTTATTTCTAAAGTAGTATTAAATGGCGATAAACCATATGAATTGGAATTCAAAAAAGAAGTTGGATCCAAAGTTAAATTATATTTACTTATATTGGAAAATCCTATACCCAAACTGTCAGAATTTGGAACCAATAGTTCTTCTTCTATGTTATCAGTCGATGGCCCAAATTGTAAAAATGTTTTGTTGTTTTCATCAACTTCAACCGTGAATCTTCTATTGGTTCTTAAAAATCTTATAATATTGGGGACGGTAGATCTAAATTGTGAAAATTTTTCAAAATTATATTGATTATTCTCAACAGGCAATTGAACCAGATCTTGTGCTAAATAATCAACTTGATACCATGTGTTGTTATCAGAATCTTTTACGTTTAAAATTTTAATAACATTGTCTTCTGTAAGTTCAATTCGTAAATTTGGGTTATCAGAATTTACTGTGACAGACGTGGTTGTTTTTTTACCACTATATGCTTGAACTGATTTTTTTAACAAGTAAAATTCAGGCTCGCCTACGTCGTTTCTAGAAAACACCTCATCAGTTCTAGGAGACAATTCACTTTTTAAAGAAAAATTTACTACATCCATTGTTAAAAATGAAATTCCTGTTGAAGATAAAACTTCCATTCCTTCCGAAATACTCAACGTATATCTTTCGTCAGGCTCAAACGTTCCATCCGAATTTCTTTTGGATGGTGCAATCATATATAAATCTAAAGTTGTGATTGATGGCTTGGATGGTTTTGTAGTATACCCCAAGTATTTTGCCAAATTTATTACATTCTTTCTTTCTTCTGAAAATTCTATAAGTCCTTCTTTGAATTGATAATCAATATAAAAAGAAAGAACATCGCCAACATAAGATGCCATATCTATAAACATCATTCCAGGAGAAGCATCACTAAAATCTTTATACGATTTTGGATAATATTGTTTTGCAAAATCTATTAGATTTTGTTTAATTTGATTAAAATCTCTACCAAGATATTTTATTTCTCTTGACTGAGGTTTAAAATTTTTATCTAATATAGTTGACATATTTAAATTCTATTATTCTGCAATTCCAATACCACAGTGTCAGTTTCTTTAGTTTTATTTATAATGAAATCCAAAGAAATATATAGTTTGTATCCATTAGTATTTTCCACATCCGATTTATCAGAAACCGTAATTTTTTTTATGGTAATATCAGGCATCCAATACTTTATCTCTTCGTTTATTATATTTTTTGTTATTTCTGTTGTATTTTCATCAATTTGTTCAAATACTACATCATATAATTTGGTGCCAAATTGAGGAAACATTCGTCTTTCTCCCTTTTTAGTTTTTAAAAAATTCAAAAGATTTTGTTTTATTTGACTGTTAGTATCAAATGTTTGTTGAAAATATCCATTATTACCTCTTGTAAAAGGCACTTCTAACCCTATAGGCGAATATGAAGAAATTACAGTCATTTATGATCTTTTTTCTTTTGCTTTTTTATCTACGGCCTTTAACAAAGAAGAATAATTTTTTGTAAAAACTGAAGATAACTTATCTGGTAAATTATCAGTATTATCTAACACAGATGGGGTCGAGTTTCCCATAGGGGACATTTCATTTTCATTCGGAATTTTTACAACCGTTTCATTTAAAATATCATTTAAAACATCATTGTTCTTTATATACACCTTTTTTTCAATGTTTGTCTTGTTTTCCTTTACACTCTTTGAAGCATCTAATATCTTTTTAAGACTTCCTTCATTATTTTTAGGTGTAGACGAAGTTTTTGAAAAGAACTCATTTAGTATTTGTGGCAATACAACTTTTAGTTCTTCATTCACAGTTTCTCTTATTATCTTCTTAAACGACTCTGTATTCATATATTATAAATATTAATATTTTTTAGAACTCTCTCTTCTATTTTTTCCTTTAAATCCTCCAGGAACCCCATCTCCATTAATCACATTGATTTTTAAAGGTTCTCGACCATCTTTAATTGGATTTCCATCTGAACCTGGCGAATATCCTCTACCAGTCACAAATACTCTTCTACTCAAATTTTCGTGCAATTTACTTCTAAGAGTTCTAAGTTGTTTTAATTGAACAGGAATTTGAGTGTCTGATGGTTCTGCTCCACCCGCATCGGGATGTGAATGTTCATAATGATGAGTGTGTTCTTCTAACCACAAACATAAATCGTATAACCAATCTACTGTGGTTTGTCCTAGCAATACTGGTTCGTTTGTGTTATCATACTCTCCTAAATAAATTGCAGGCGAATTTATCACGGTTTTTTGATTTGTAGTCAATACAATTTGATCGTGGGCATCTACTATGTATTCACTATCAGTAGTTATCATATACCGTTTCTTTGAAAAATGCATTGTTTCTTCAAATCTAGAAGAAAAAATTAGTCTGTCACTGTGTATAACAATTTGATCCCCATTTAATATTGGAGTTTCAAATTTTGTAGATCCCGATGGAATAAACTTTAACTGTTCTTCCGATTTATCTAAAGAAAAATATTTTTTATAACAGGTAGTTCTAAATTTTGAAACAGTAAGTCCGCTGGTTATATGAATTGAAGATCCATCATTATTAATATCTTCAATCATGTATCCGCCTACATTTTTTTCATTCAACGAGGAAGAAATATCTGAAATTTCGTTTAAAAGAGGATGTAAAGATTGTTTTTTATTTTGTGCTAAAGGACGTTGACGATTTCTTATCAATATCATTGGATTTCCACCGCCATAAGTATTGTTTTCGCCACTTTTATAGTCAGTGTATGCTCCTTTGTCATTTAATCGAGTATCATCATAAGCACCCATTCTAATACTTTGTCCAAAACGACTTTCAAATATACTATCACCTTCAAATCTTCGTAGATTTCTTATTCTCGAATTAAACCAAAAATAATTTCCTAAAATTCCTCTATAACTTACCGACTCCACATCTTCTTTAGAATCAAGTTTAGATTTAGGACCATCTAATTTTCCTCCTGAATAAGATACATTTTCTAATTTTTTTCCATAAGATTGTTCATATCTAAAATCTGCCGAAGAATTAGACCAATTCTTTACGTTTATTTTATTGGTATAATAATATTTATCTAAAATTTTAACTACATGAACCACCTCATTTAAAAGTGGATATGTGGTAAAATTATTTTCTAAAGGCATTATCCAAAACAAATTTTCTTTTTCTATTTTTTGTTGGGAGTAACACAATCTGATCAATGCACATCCTATCGATATGTAATCCAAATCGTCTTTAGATGGTTGTTTATTCTCGAAATTTATAGGGTGCTCAGATGGAACGGCGATATATCCCATTTTTTTAGTTTTAAATAAAGGATGTGAATCGTCCAATATTATATCTAAAACTACTCCTGGTTCAAATTGAAATTCAGATAAATGATTTAATGAGACGGAATTGTTATTATTACCAATAAATTGAGTATCTAAGTATGAACTATTCCTTACAAATAATTTGTCACTAATATAACTCATTTTATATCCTTAACCTTTACAGAGTTAATTTCGGAACTTTTTAAGTTTTCCACTTCTTGCATCAATTGTTTTCTCTCTTCGTCAGTTATCATGAATGAACCTCCCGATCCATCGCCGCCTTCGTTTTGTTTTGATAGAATTCTTTGAATAACCGCGGCGAGTTTTACTAACTGTTCATCATTCTTAACTCCAACATCCATATAATCTTTAATTAATGGAACTATAATCATAGCATCATTAACAGTTTTAATTAAAGTTCTTAATTCGCTTACTAATATATCCAATTGATCCTTTTTTTCGTTCTGATTAACTACAATTTCTTTACACAACGCAGAAAAGGATTTTCCCTTATATATCTCAATATCTTGTAAATCCATATGTTTATAAATATACTAAATTTATATATTTTTTAACATGTTTTATATATTTGATTATTATATCTGATGTCAAAACAAAATACATTATTATTAAATTTTTCCATTCTCTATATACATCTTTGTTATTTTTTCTTGATATTCTTTCATTTTATTAATAACTTTTGTTATCTGTTGTGTTTTACAAGAAGAAATTTCTCTAATATACAAATATAATGCTTTTTTATTAAAATAATCTATTCTATCACTATTTCTGAATAGTTCTACAACTGCTTCTGCTATTTTTAGATCTCTTTTTTTAGAAAAAATTTCGTTTATATTTTTGTCCCAATAATTTACCATCATTTCTATAAATTCTTGATTTTCCACGCTTTTATAGTGAGAGTCTTCGGTTTGTAGCCTCACAGTATTTTCTTCATTTTCCTCACTAATATCCACTTGTTGATTATATCTCTTATAATTTGAGTTGTTATGAAAAATTAAATAATTCTTTGCTATTATACTAAAATAAGCAAATGCTTTTCCCTTTCCCGATTCATATTTGTGAAGATTTGCTACCAAATGAGATAAAGTCTCTTTTTGTACTTCTAAAGGACCTACGTCAAAATAAGTAAATTTAAAAGTATTAAAAACGTTTTCTACTAACTTTTCCAAAGAATACTTTATTTTAGTCTCGAAGATTTGATTTTTTATAAGTTCATTAGGTTCATTATTATAACAAATAATAGAATCCTCAGTTTCTTTTGTAAAATACATTTTTCCTGAGCCGGGTCTTTTCTTAGAAACCTCCTCCTCTTTAGTTTTACTACTGACTACTTTATCCGTAATGTTTATTACAGGAAAATTTTTTTGTTTTTTTTCTTTTTTAAGAAGTTTTCTTTTTTTGTTGAAAGAATTTGATTTGCTTATCTTATTTTTTTTGAGTATTTTTTTCTTCTTCGTCATAAATTTTAGTTTTTAAATCTTTTATAATTTCCAATATGTCAGAAAATACAAATCCAACCTCATCATCTTTTTCAAATATTTGTTTATCATCTACAAACTTTAAAGCTTGATAGGTTTCATTAATTTGATTTTTATATTCTAAAATCCAAGCCTCATAAATTTCTACTTTAGTTAAATTTATAGTAAAAAGCTTAAATAGTAAAACGTTTATAATCAAAGAAATTATAAGTAATATAAGTAAAATATAAGACATAAGAATCAGTATTTCTCATCATCCGATTCATCTTCGACATATTCTTCCAAATATTCTATCGATTCCAAAACATAATCCCAATCTTTTGTTTTTATCGATTTTCTTAACAATTTTAAAATTTCATTTATATCATTATTATCCATAGTATAAACTACATATTAAAATCTTTTTCAAAAATTAATTATTTTTAAATAATCTAGAAAAAACATCATGCTTTCTAATTTTTTTATATTTTACAGAAGACACATCAGATGAATTCGTATCTTCATCTACATTATTTGATAATTTGTTATTGTCAATAATTTTTTCTTCAATTAAATTATTTTTTTTTTATCTTCTAAAAACACTATGTTATTATATGATAATAATAAACAAACTGCAAGTGGATCAAATACTGATATTAAAATAGAAATAAACCACTTTACCACTTTATCCATTGTCAAATTAAATTCATCCGCAACAAACTTAAAAGTGATTATATCACTTTGTTCTCTACCAGATAGTTTAAATTGATTGATAGTCTCATTTATTTTAAATATTTCATCATTGGCTTCTTGAATTTTTTTGTTTTCTCCTTCAATGTTTTTTTCACTGTTGGATATTAATTCTAAAGTTTGAGATTGCATTTCTTGTAATTGAATTGGATTTCTCGCTATAAACGTATTTGTCATAGCCTCACTTAATCTACGTTCTTGTGAAAGTCGTAAGTCTTCAATCGTTTTTATTCTCGTTTTAGCTTGAGAAATTTTATCATTATAAGAAGATTTCTTCGATTCATACATTTGAATTTTTTCTTCATTAGATTTATCCGCCAAAGAAGATTTTTGATAAGATGCGCTTAGATAACCAAATATTCCCAAAGATGTTATAAACATTAAAATAATAACACTTAAAGTTAAATAAAATTTTAAAAATCTTCGTGTGTCTTGCCAATATCTAAATAAATAACTTGTCGCCACCAATTTACCCAACTCTAAAGAAAATGCCATAATTATAGCCGATTGTTTAGAACCTGAAAATAACATCGCAATTCCAATTATAGAAAAATAAGCTGCACAGGATGCGATAAACAACGAAGTAATTCCTACTAAATTCTTAAAATTAAATTTATCCATAAGTTATAAATAGTATAAAAATAAAAAAACCCTCGATTTTTGTCGAGGGTTAAAAGACTCATAAAGTCTTTATTTAACTAATATTAATCTTTTTCTTTTGAGAAACATTAGTTGGTTTTATTTTATTTAATTTAATAGTCAATAATCCATTTTCAACTTTAGCATCTACCGTATTAGTATCAATGTTTTCACTTAAACTAAAACTACGAATAAAACTACTATGTTTCAATTCACGATATGAATTGCATATCTTTTCATCAACATTACTTTTTATAAATTTATTTCCTGTTATAGTCAATATTCCTGACTCTATTTCCACACTAACATCAGATTTAGTCAAACCAGGAACACCAGCCTCTATAACCACCGAATTATCATATTCGGTTACGTTAATTTTAGGATATGCACCTTTTTCAAAAAAATCTACACCAAATTCTTTACTAAAATTTGGAGAAAATGATTTATAAAAATCGTCAAAGATTCTATCAAACGGTGTTAAAAACTCATCACGAGAAACGCGACCATATAACGGATTACTTTTAATAATATTCATATTTACCTTTCTATTTATGTATTCCACATGGATATACATTTGTGTCAACCCAACATAGGTGTTGACGATATATACATATATATCAAAACAAAATTACATCAAGATTTTTTAATAGAATTAAACTTATTTTAAACTTGATAAATTTTTCTTAATGTTGAATGCCAATTCGTTAATTTTAGCAAAATCAACATCTCCATCTTTTGCTTTTTCAAATGAAATTTTTAAAATTTCTTCTAAAATAACTTCTATATTTTTAACATTGTCATTCATATAAATTAATGAAGATTATGCCAATTGCCATCAGCATAAACCTGCAGTTTACTTGTGGATGAATTATATATCACACTTCCTTTTTTCAAATTAACCAAGTTGTTAATTTGTGCAGTGTTATATGACCTTATATAAAATGCCTCGCCTTCTTCTCCACCCGATTTAGCCACATTCGCCGTATCAGAAATAGAAGAACTAATTGCATTATCGGCGGATGTTGCAACATCCGCAGTAAATGCTCGTTCCGCAGTTATTGAAATTTCAGAATTTTCCGCACTAACCGCGTGAGTTGCTTCATCAGGTATAAGATTTCTGACTAAATAGCCAGAAAATTCTCCCACACTCATGTTTTTAGTTTCAGAAAAACTTCGATCAACCACCACCAATAAATCTTGAGAATCAAGACTTGCCGAGGTCATTGTAGATAATTCAGTAATTCTTTTATTAGCCATATGTCAAAAAATAAATAGTCTTTAAACGGATTTTTTTATTTTTTTAATTAAAAATTTAACCAATTTAGACCTAACTATGTCATCTTCGTTAAATTCAAAGGTATATACTCCATTTTCTTTGCTTTCATCATCCGAAAACAAATCAACCATTTTTTTAAACCCACTCTTACTTCCAATATCAGATTGATCAGGATCGCCTAAAATAAACAATTTACTAAATTCTCCCACACGAGTCACCAATGTAACTAACTCTTTGGTGGTCATGTTCTGAGACTCATCTGAAATAATAACCTTGGCATTCCAATTTAATCCTCGTAAAAAACCAACAGGAACAGAATCAATATGTTCATTTTTTTGTAGAAAATCAATGTCCTGACGACTTAAAAATTCTTCGAGTTTATCAATCAAAGGTTGCAAATATGGTGCCATCTTTTCATGACTTTCTCCTGGCAAAAATCCCAACTTACTATCACTGCTCTCAACTGCGCTTCTAATATAAATCAAATCACTAACTTTACGTTCATTTAATAATTTTAATGCGGACAATATTGAAAGATATGTTTTGCTCGTGCCGGCAGGTCCAGAAACAAAAATTATTTTGCTTTCTTTTTTTAATGCCAATTCTAAAAATTCTTTTTGTTTATCCGTTAAAGTTTGTTGTTCTTTTATGTTTATTTTTAATGAAAGTTTTTTTCCTTGATGAATATGTGGACTCTTGTCAATAAGTTTATGTTTTTTCATATTTGTTATTTAACTTCAAATTTATTTTTTTAATTTTATTGCAAAGTTCGTAATGTTCATTTTCAATACAAAAATCATATATTTGTTTGATATTACATGAAAAATTTTTACGTTCTAAAGTTACAACAAAATCACTATTTTCAAATTTAAAAACTTCTACGATTGATAATCCCTTTTCGAGTGAATGGTTGATCGATTCAATTACGTTTTCTAATAAAATCAAACGATGTGTTTTTATGTATGATTGAAGTTGATCATCCTTGGATGGTAAAATCATCGGCTTATATTTAATTTTATTCATAAAACAACTGCCAATAATAAATATCTAAAAAAATATCTTAAATCAAATTATTAAAAATAAAAAAGCCCGGCTGAACATCAGCCGGGCTTCAAATAAATTTATATTTTTTTACCTTTTAACACTCTGTTTGTCAAAAATTGAAACCTTTGAAGTAGGATCCCACTTCAAAGTCAAACGATTCCAATAATCATACTCAAGTGATGCATTTTCTTCCGTGTCATATTCATGTTCAGAAACTCTATGTCCATCTCTAATAACGTAATATCGTTTGAACACATTATCATTATTCTTGTTAATTCGATTTTTATTTTGTTTTTTATTGTTTTTTGTATCGTTCATACACTTTCAATTTACCAAAAGATTCTCAGATGTCAAATACTATTTTCTTAATCGAATTCAATAATGACTTTCTATCACAATTATCACCTTCACCAAACTCAATAATTAATTTTTTGATATTCTCTAGTTTGGACTTATTCTCAATCTCATAATCACTTTCTTCCATGTAAATTTTATCCATATGTTATCCCTTCAATATCACCTTTTCTACATTTTTGTTATCAAGAAATTCTACAATCTCTTTTCTCGCGGATTCATTTATAATAAACATGTCACTCCAAGGATTGCCGGTTTTTAAAATATTCCAAATCCATCTAATTCTATCATACCAACTTAACTTTTCACGTTTAAATCCAGAACTCCAAATTGTCAAATAATATTGATTGTATTCACGATCATATTCCAACTCCATTAAATGACCATAACATGCGCATTTTATAAATTTATTCATAATTTTTTTATATTTATAATAAGATGAATCACTATCCCGTAAAAAGAAGAATAATTCATTTTTTCCTACACAGTATATGTATTCTCCGTATAACTTATCAACTTATTTTAGGTAAAATAGATAGAAAAATTTATAAAGAAAAAATAAATTTTTTTATTCAAGGAATACTTCGATCTGCTACTTTGAAATAAATAGAAAACGTTTTGACCACGGGAACGTCTCGTCCCATACAGAGCTCACTCCTTTAAGTTAACGGACTATCACGGTAATTCAGTTAAACTTAATAACTTACTGTTTGACGTGAGTATTCGTATATGTAATATGACGAATATTTAGTAGTTCATCACAGGTAGCTTTCCAGGTGGACCCGCCGAGAGTTGAACTCGGGTGTATAACAAAAATTTTATACAAGACTACACGTTTATGGTTTTTATTTTTTCGAGAAGGTGGATACTAAAACCCGAAAGTTTCCCCTTCCTTAGATTTGTATTATTTCAACCCACCAACCAAATCAAATGGTAGATCTAACACGATAAATAACGTAACATGAAAATACCGTGTATCAATCCACGTTACGGGTAGCTTAAATTAAGCTACAGCGAGTTCGGCTTCAACACCTTCTGGAGTGAAGTCGTATGCGATTACGTTTTTAGCGTTTATCTTTTGATAGATTTTTAAAGAAGCCAACTATCATCTTCTACGTGCCCCATATATCACTTTCATTAAGTCGATACCAGTTCGGGCCCAATATTTTATTCAAAGAACTAACCAATCCTAACATCAATAAATAGAAAGTCAATTCTCTTTTTTCGTCAATACAACCAACTTTTTAACGTGATGTTCTTCTTTGAGTATATTGAACAGTTCTTTAGCTTGGTCTTTGTTGTCAAGTGTTACCTCAAATTTAAAGAATCTATACTCCCCTACTCTGTCTTGGCCGACAAATTTGTGACGTTGGAAGAGGCCGATTTGTTGAATAGCCCAGAAGACCATATCGTTTGCTTTTATATGAGCATTATCTTCAAAAAAGTTATCCATCTTAATTTCAAAGACGATTGTAACTTTTTTTGGTTTAGTTGATTGCTCACCACTCTCTTTTAACTTACCAAGTCGAACTTTCCGTTCATGTGGTTTCTCTCCAAGTGGAGCATCCGTTGGGCAGGACGGAATGTGTTGGACTAAGTTCGACATAGGTGTTCTGTAAATCGTCTCACTTGGAAGAATCTCCCGTTTACACTTAAAACATACATTTTTTGAAGACGTATTTTCATTCACAAAATCCCAAAGATTCTTTTTCATCACATCATCATAAACAGCCGAATCAATTTTTTTCCATTGTTCATTCGTTGGTGATGGCGTGACATTTTCAATCTCAACATCAACCGAAGTCTCATCGATCTCTGAATGAAATTCTCCGTGCGGTTGTTTCATTCCAACAACATTTCCAGATACCGTTGCTACGTAATCAAATTCTTCACCGTTCACATTGATT